ACTGAAATTTTAACGCCTGTATTCTATCAATTCAAGAACCCCAATTACAAACTCAATGTCCGCACAACATCTTTGTATCTCTCTGACTTGAGTCGGATATCCTCTTCTGTCACACCATAATATCTATATATGTCTTTATATATATGCCGAAACTTCTTCGTTACTTTTTTACTTCCTGAAGCCCCTCCGCCAATATATGCAAACCGTTTTTCGATAATTATATGCATATTATCATTTATGTCACCACATTCTTTCTTAAAATTATGATAATCAATATCAAATTCTGTTGAAGGAATTTCTAATGCTTTCTGCATCCTTTCTTGAATTTGCTCCAAATGGGCTTTCACATCCTCTTGCGATTCACTTTTTAATTGCGGTATATCAGCATATTCGCCAAGCAATTCCGGAGCATACTGCATAATAAATGAAGCTCTCATCTGATTATACTCTTCTTGGATTTCATCCGAATCCTTATCAAGTTCGATGAACCCATATTTATTTACTATATACTCTATTACTTCATCAAGATTATGGCTTTGTGGTTTAAGAGTTTTTTCAACATAAGTTCTTTTTATTTTATTTTTAATTCTCTCAATTTTCTGGCTTAATGTCAGCTTTGAATTTTTCTTGACAACAAATACAGATGTCGGACCATCTGCACCACCTATGACAGAAACCGCGCTATTACCTTTTGCCATAAACCTCTGCACCCTCCAACATAATTCTAATGCGAAACTTCAAATAATCGCGTGTTTTCAACTCATCACAAAGCTGAAAGTATAGGGACTGTATTACTTCGATTTTTAGAAAAGTCCCATCGTCATTAAAACCACGACATCATCTTCATCTTTATGCCCCTTGTTTTCTTGCTGTTTAGAAGCACATTCAGAACACCCTTTTTCTATGGCAATAAGTAATCTTTTAATAATATTTATAAATTTCATGCGTAATCCTCCATTGCTTCGTTAATATTATAATAATTTAAAAAATGACCTTAACTATAACTGCAATTACGATAGCAACTATAACAGTTGCTACATATAGAAGCGTTTTAGGTACACTACTATTCTTATCACTACGTTTAATTTTGCTTAATAAACCAGTCGCCTGCAATGGAATAATCAATGTCACAACATAGATAAGTGTCTGGCTATACATAGAAATATTCTCAAACAATTCATTAGTAAGTCCAATCTTGGATATATCAATAATGTAATAACAAATCAATGCGACTAATCCAATCAGACTTAGACTTCTAATTTCCTTAATAATGCTTTCCTTTTCATGTGCTGCATAATCAGACATGCTTTGGGCTACTTCTTTTACTTCGCTATTCATGTTCTCGCTTTTCCTTTCTCCGTTGATGATTTCAGAAATACTTACATCAAACAATTCAGATATTTCTACTAATAAACTAATATCCGGCATATTACTACCCGTTTCCCATCTTGATACTGTTCTTCCGGAAACATTTAATTGTTCTGCAAGTTGTTCCTGTGTGATATTTTTTGTTTTTCGAAGCTCTTTCAAAAAGCTTCCGATCTTTTTTTGATCCATTCTTGTCCTCCTTTCAACAACAGAATACGTGTTTTTTAACAAATATTACACGACATAAAGCGAGAAAATGTCGTTTTTGCTATTAGACACATTTGTCTAGTGTATTTTTATAGTCTTTTTCCTCTAAATCAAGAGGCAAATTCAAATTTGCGCTTTCATCGAATACATCAATTATAGCACCAATCTTATAATCTTTCTACTATATTAAAAGAAGCCGACTGAATCCCTCCAGTCGGCTCCCTAATACTTTGTCAAATCGCTACTTCCATTCCTCCAACAAAGGTGAATACTATGTTGTCTTTCCGGTGAACCGTCATGCTCTCGACCATGCTACACCACATTCCTTCCTCGAATTCCTCTATAATTTCATCAGCCGCTTCCAGTGTGGCAATGAATTGTTTGAAGTAATCCTCCCGCTTCTGCAATTCAGCAATCTCCGCCGTGGCCTCGTCATACTCGTCTTTAGCTTTATTATAGCGGCGTTCCAGTTCATCATACTGTCTCTGGTATTCAATCTGGTCCATGGCAATCCGGGCATTATCGTGCACCAACTTCTGAATCCGCTCAACCAAGATATCCAATTCGGTTAGCAGCTTTTGACTTTGAGCACGCTGTTCTGTGGTGTCGCACACCATGTCCATCATCAACTTGGCATTGGCGATAAGCTCCTCTCGCTCATCAATGGCGATGTTTGCCGCCTTAACAAAGGCTGTCTGAATCTCTTCCTCAGACAAATGCGGCGTGGAGCATTTACACTCATTTTTGAACTTCCGGTTGCACTGATAAATAATTTTACGGTATTTGCTATTTGAGTGCCAGACCTTGGAGCCATACCAGCCTCCACAATCTCCGCATTTTATCTTTGATGCATATATTCCAACCCCGCTGTATCGACTGGACATTCCTTTTCTTTTTGCCATCTCCGTTTGAACCCGCTCAAATGTCTCTGCATCGATTATGGCTTCGTGATGGTCCTCAACATAGTATTGCGGTATCTCCCCGGTGTTTCTGACCTGCTTATGCGTTAAATAATCTTTGGTGTAATATTTCTGCAAAAGGGCATCCCCTTTGTACTTCTCATTCGTAAGAATGCTCTCAACTGTTCCTTGCCACCAAGTATCCTTCCCTCCCGGACTTTTTATGCCGCGCTTCATAAGTTCCTTACAAATCGCGTGAGGTGTAAGGCCACTAAGGAAAAGCTTATATATCAGTTGCACAGTTTTGGCTTGCTCCGGATTGACAATAAACTCTCCATTCGGTCCCTTGTCATATCCAAGGAACCAGCTGTAGTTTACACTGCAATGGCCATCTGAGAAACGTTTTCGATGTCCCCATGTGGTATTTTCTGAAATGCTCCGGCTTTCTTCCTGTGCCAAGGAACTCATAATGGTAATGAGCACCTCCCCCTTGGCATCAAGTGTCCATATATTCTCTTTTTCAAAATATATCTCCACGCCGATTTCCTTGAGTTTTCTTACCGTCACAAGGGAATCCACCGTATTTCTTGCAAATCGGCTGATTGACTTTGTAATGATAAGGTCTATCTTTCCGGCCAATGCATCCTCGACCATCTGGTTGAATCCGTCTCTTCGTTTTGTATTTGTAGCCGTGATACCCTCATCCGAGTACATCCCGGCAAATTCCCAATCCGTGCGGCTGTTAATGTAATGCATATCCGTCTCCTTCATTGACTCCTACTTCGTTCAGCGTTCCATAATATTTCTTATTGTGGGTAAAAGCAGCAACTCCACCAACCCACCCGGAACCACCTCCGGCAGATTGTCCGTGAGTGTCATATTCTCCCGCAAAGAAACCGCCTCCGCCACCAGAATAAGTGGTACTGCTTCCGGAATAAGACGATGCGCAACCAAAGTTTGTGTAGTCATTACTGCCTTGCGAAATCTGTCTTCCACCTCTTGCTCCGTCAGAACCATTTCCTGCACGGTCACCGCCCCCGTCTCCTCCGGCGTTGGCAACTCCTGAAGCGGTCACACCTCCACCGCCTCCACCTCCGGCAATGATAATAATATCCGTATTCCTTGCATTATAGTTACTCGCCTGATAGCTTGTGGTGGAAGTGGAAATTGCTCCCGACCTATACATGATACTGGTAGCACCACCTCCGGCAGCTCCATAATGCTTAGATGAGGAATACGAGTATCCGCTTCCACCTCCATTATCTCCTGCTGTTAAGACAGATGAGCCGGACACGGAAGAACCCGGATGTTCTCCGTTAAAAATATAAATTTTTTCTCCCTTGGTCATTTTTCGGTAGCCCTTTGCATGACCTCCAAGACCACCTTTCCCTACAAGTGTTCCGTCTGTTGCATTTCCACCTTCTGCACCCCATACTTCAAATTCATAGATTCCGTCTGCCGGAATGGTAAACGGTGTATAATTTCCCGTAAATTGGAAATCGTACACGGTATCTATCCAGTCAGGAACAATGAAATCTCCATCTGTAAAGTTAACGGTTTCTTCCGGTTTATAAAGTACGTCATTTACTAACCACCCAATAAATGACATCTCTTCTCTCTCATACGGGCATGACGGAAGAGCAACCGCAGAACCAGCTTCCGTCCCATTGTTATAGTAGGAAACAGAAACCAACGCTGTCTCTGAACTACCTTCTTTCAATGTGCCACCGTTTGGATACATATTAATTTCTATCGCCTTGGAAAATACGGCATAAAGCGTAAAATTCCCTTCTTCTGCTATGGTACAAGATGTCAGAACATTACCATCTGCCTGTGCATCCCTTCTCCATCCCACAAAATCATACCCTGCTTTTGTAGCAACAGGAGCATTGGCAAGTGCATCTGCACCCTCATCCAAATGTATCGTCCGTGCTTCTCCTGTATCCATCTGATAGGTTACATTGACTCCCTCAAAGAAAATCGTGTTCTTTCCAATGTAGATATGGGTAACCTTCTGTGTATTGGCATCTTCATAGCAAAGGTAGATACAATTCTCATCGTAAGTCTCAAGCGCCTTATAATCCGACAAACTGATTAGCTTTGTTACCAGATTGCCGGAACTGTTCATCGCTTCATCCACACGTTCACTTAACTCATTTACTGAAGCATCCATTTCTGTTAGTGCTGCCTGAACATCATCCAGTTCCCCGATGATGTTTCTTGCCGTAA